TTTTTTTTTTTTTTTTTTTTTTTTTTTTTTTTTTTTTTTTTTTTTTTTTTTTTTTTTTTTTTTTTTTTTTGTTCTTTTTGTTCTTTTTGTTTTTTTTGTTCTTTTTGTTCTTTTTGTTCTTTTTGTTCTTTTTGTTCTTTTTATCATTTTATCATTTTTATTGAAATCGAAAGAGAGAAACATTATTCCTTATAAGCCTTGACTATTTCCATCATTTCCTTTCGAAATGCGCGGCACTCCTCAAGAGTGAGAATTGCGTAACTGTAAGGGGCTCTCGCATCTATTACAAACTTGAAACCAAATTTGGAAACATCTCTCGAACTCATGACCGGGTCTTCCAAATCGAATTCACTTCTGGCGAGATATGCCCATGCTCCTTTTTGATAGGTAACATTACCATCACTGTACAAATGATATATCTGATTTTCATTGGGAGACGCATTATTACTAGTATCAATCAGTCCAGTGGGGTTTCTTTCGTAGTGGGCGTAGTGGGCAGCAACAACTTTCGCGTTCAGGGTAGCAACAGTAGCGTTCATTGTCAGTTGAATTGTCGTATCGAGTCTTACTATGCCTTAACATTATTTTACAAAAAAACAAATCAATTTTAGAAGGAACTACGTTCCTTCTTACAACCTCCTTATGCTTGCGCATTTTTGATTTTGATATGATAATTTACATCAATTTGGCTATATGTATTTGTTAAACGTGTCATTGTTCTCTCTCGTTTGAAATCGATACCATTCTTATTGAGTATATATAATACGATTCCTAATGCTGGTTCATCTGAATTCAAGTTGGGGATTCTTAATTCCGGATTTTCTTTTTCTAATAATGGCAACAATCCATAGATTTCAGTTTGTTTATGTTTCAATTTATAGAGATTAATAATTGGTTTCTTAATCTCTAATATATTTAATAATTCACGAAGTGATTCCGAATATTCTTCCATAATAATGACAATATTAATTTGTGATTATTACATAATATTTATATTATTCTGATTCTTTCAATTTTGCGTTTATTTTTTCTTATAAAATGTAGGCTTTCCATCTTTATAGATTCCCACTTCTAAGGAGATTTCACCATTTTCATCCGTTGCATAAATAGGACTATCGAGTTCATTGGTTACATAGTATGATTTTTTATTAATTACAACCTCATATACATCCGAATCTTCTTCTTCCACTTCTTCCACTTCTTCCACTTCTTCAGTTTCCTCAACTTCCTCAACTTCCTCAACTTCCTCAACTTCCTCAACTTCCTCCACTTCCTCCACTTCCTCCACCTCTTCGGTTTCCTCCACCTCTTCGGTTTCCTCCACCTCTTCGGTTTCCTCAACCTCTTCGGTTTCCTCAACCTCTTCGGTTTCCTCGACTTCCTCCACTTCTTCCACTTCTTCCACTTCTTCCACCTCTTCAACTTCCTCCACTTCTTCCACCTCTTCCACTTCCTCCACTTCTTCAGTTTCCTCAACTTCTTCAGTTTCCTCAACTTCTTCAGTTTCCTCCACTTCTTCAGTTTCCTCAACTTCTTCAGTTTCCTCAACTTCCACTTCTTCAGTTTTCTCAACTTCTTCAACCTCATATACAATTTCTTCGGTTTCCTCAACCTCTTCTACTTCCTCAACCTCTTCTACTTCCTCAACCTCTTCTACTTCTTCAACCTCTTCAGTTTCCTCAATTTCTTCGGTTTCCTCAACTTCCTCAACTTTCTCAACTTCTTCTACTTCTTCAGTTTTCTCAACTTCCTCAACCTCATATACAATCTCTTCAACTTCCTCGATTTCACGTGGTTCATGAGTTTGTGTAGTTTTATGTTGAATATTTTCTGGTTCAGGATGGATAACATTGTCATTATTCTGATATAGAATATACGAATTAATAATTTGTTCATATCGAAAAAGCATTGTTTTTAGTTTTAGATTTTTCTTTTCCAATTTCCGATTTTTCTTTTCCAATTTCCTATTTTTTTCTTCTAATTCTCGATACATTGGCATTTGTTCAATCAGGTCTTTCATTTTTTCATAGTCTTGGACCATATTAATCATATTTGTTAAGCAAGATGACATATCGACAGGGTTAGAATAACAAGTATTGGTGTCTTTAACCTGTTTTATAAAGTGTGTATCTGTATATTTATATTTTTAATATATCGCCTTCGAAAAAGTTATCATCATTTACAGTAGTTGTAACAACAGTAGTATTAGAATTCGTTTTGACAATTGGTTTTGCGACCGGTTTCTCTTCTTCCATATGATTAAAATCATCAAATAATGATGAAGGTGGAGGAGCCAATTTCTTTAGTTTTGGTATTTTCACGACAGGTTTACGATGTTCATGTCCATGCTCTCGTTCATATTCAATAATACGCCAAACAGATTCTATTTCAGGCAATACAGATTGAAACCACTGTCGATTTCTATGAATATTTACACAAGAAAATATTTCACAATACCAATAAATGCGTCGAAATAATACGTAATCCTTCGCCAATAATTCTTTTTGTTCTGTTATCCATGAATCGACCGATTCTCTTGACAAATCAGTATCCAAAGGCATATAAACATAATGAGGTCGTTCATTTCCAAATCCGCGATCAATAAAATAGAGAATGACACCATTTGCCAAATAATTATCTTTATTCGAATAAAATAAATCCTCTTGTCCATCTTCATATTCTTTGAATTGTGTTTCCACGAAATCACAATCTTCGAGGTCGCAAACTTCCATTTGAACTTGAGTTTGTACCCAGTATTCCAATTTTGGATTGCCATCGATTTCGCGATTCACAATGTTTTTGATTTCCAACATAGTTCCATATTTGGGAGATTCAGGGTCAATATTGATACCATCGGGAGAGGCACCAATAAAAGAATATGCGGGATGTTGAATACATCCAAACTCACCTATCTTAGTTTTGAATAATTTTTCATATAACATGACAGTAATAGGTTCATATTTTACACCCCAATGAGTCGCGGATAATACATTTACTTTCTCAGTGTCGGACATGATGAGAGGTCGACATTTTTCATAGATAATACTGTTTTTGTTGGCGGCTGAACCAAATGCTTTCCAAATATTACTGGCGGTTATCAAGTTATATCGCATTTTATACCATTCTGAGGTTCGTTGAACAGGTTGTGGAGCATTCGAAACCTTTTCCAATTTCTCTCGGATTTGTTCTCTTTCAACATCTGTTTTCTTTTGTTTCCAATGTTTGAGAGAATAACGAGGAGGCATAGCATCTGGATATCCGATTTTGAAATAATTCTGGATAAAAAAGGAAACCATATATTCAAACTCATCATAATCCAAATCTTCTTCGGAAGAATCTATGAGTGGAGTGCAAATATCTTCCATAAGTTCATCGACAAGTGTATCCATAAAATCAGGACGTGGTAATTTTGAAATATTCTCTTCCATATAAGAATGAATCCATTGATGAATTTCGATTTCTAAATTCGCAACATCTTCAAGAGATAATATTTCAGACAAAGTTGTTTCGTTGAAAATGTCAATAATATCGATATCCATCTTTTTTGTTTCTATAAGATAAGAAGTCAAAATTTTATATTGATTGTGGTTTGTTGCGTTTTCGAGTTCTTTTTGATTTCGATCCGGGACCAAAAGAAATGGGTTTCAATGCCCGATGCAAATCTCCCAAAAGAATTCCACCGACTTTTTCATTACGAGCATTCTTACTAATTAAATAATTATGTAATAATCGTGGAAAAACACGAATTTCTGCCAATATAATGTCATCATGAATTGTCATATCATCGGTTTGTATATCAATTCGTTTCTTGGTTAACCAATCATTATTGGGAATATAATAATCATCTTCTGCTTCTTCCTCTTCTTGTTCCTCTTCTTCCTCTTCATCTTCTGCTTGTTCCTCTTCTTGTTCCTCTTCGTCTTCTGAATTGTTTTTACGACCACCTTCCATTTCTTCGATTTTCAAGTCAGAATCAGTTGATGTTCCAACATCTTCAAAATGTTTAAAATAAGACAATAAAGAATACCAAGGATCTCCATAATTAGGGTCAGAACTATCTATGTCTTCATTATTATATCCGACAGAATCTTTCATTTTTCTATATAATGTTTTTTTCAATGCGTCAGGTTGATTAATTAATTCTTGGAAAACCGGAATTATTTCTTGTCTAGGACCATTATAGTATTCACATAATAATTCTATAATTCTCTTATAAAATGAAAGAGTTGAATGACGTGGATTTAATGCCATAAAATTCTTGAAATAAACGTCTTCATTTTCTGTTTTATTTATGATTTTATCGACAATACGTTGATGATTAGATAAGTATTGATATAATTTATAAAATATCAAAAACAAATATGATTTTATTTTTTTCACAATGATATTCTTCGTTGGATTACCATATTTATCAACTTCAACTAATTTATTGTTTGGATTATTTGTATTAAATTGTTTAATCATTTCTTTAACGCATACATCAACTATATTTACCAAAGTCATCTCTTTGGTAAAATCAACCATGTGCTCATTGTCTACTACAATCGTATTTTCAATTATATGTGAGTAAATTTCATGAATATGTTCAACATTCGTACTAAATGTGGTTTGAATTGTCAATAAAGCATCCTCAATTCCAACATTTTTTTTGGCATAATCGCCGTTATATTGGAAATAGTGTAAATTTGTTCCGGTCTTTGAATGTAAAATGTCTACAGGAGGACCAGCAACAATGTTTTCATTCGCATTATGAATCAACAAATTTGCTTTCTGTTTAACCATATTATTTAAGTGATTGTATAAATGGTCAACAGTTCGTTTCAAAAAAGATAGAATTGTATTATTTTGTTGGTCACCAATGTTGTAATAAGTATATACCCATTCAGCTTCATACATAGGTCCACAATCTTCCAAATTTACAATAAGAGGCGTTTTTGTCGGTTTTTTAGTGCCATTTGGATAAGTTAATAATTCATAACGATTATTATATTCATTCCTATTGTATTTACATCCAGGAAACCGGCGTAATCGATTCGCCAATTTTGTTTTATTACTAATATCATTGGTAATTTCGAAAACCCATTGTTCATTGCCGTTGACATATTCTTGAAAATATTCGGTCAAATGGAAACATTGATTTTCTTGTTCACAATCATTATCAACGTCTTCATCATCCGCATCTAAATTAATATCATAAGAATGTCCATCCGGTAATAATTTCAAATCATATTGATTCAGTGTTTTTCGGTTTGTTCCAATATTGTAAAATTTGCCATCTTGTTCAGTCAATTTAAAAAAATTCTGCGATTCGATTTCAAAACCAATGCTTCGGATGTATTTGAAAACATTCGACTTACGAATATCTCCGGCTTTTTGTATTTTCCTCTTTGTTTGTATTCGCATCTTTGTTCGCATATATATTAATATACACAATAAAAAATTGAACAATTTCCAGTTTCTAAAAGATAAAATAAACACAAAATCCTAAAACAATGATTTATTATTTACAAGATATTCTTTGGGGCCTCGACAAAGACGAACAAACCATGTGGAAAAGTGATATATTCGATGTATTATGCTCTTATTCGACAGTCATTCATAAGAATTATATCGCCCAACTTCTCGCAGATAATAATAACGATTGCGCATTTTATTGTATGGATTTCGAATTTTCAATTGAGAATTGTCCCTCTACAATCATCTATCAAAAAAAAGAATACGAAACCGAAATTATTTATTATATCTTATTGGTTTATACAAGTCGCCGTTTTCGAAAACTCGGTTATGCGACCGCACTTTTGAATGAATTTATTGAAAATATCAAGGAAAAAGACGAGAATAAACCCGTGAGAATTGTGCTTAGTTCTCTCGACAAATCTGCCACATTTTATGAAGAATATGGATTTGTATGGACGCGTGAATCCATAAAAGATTATGATGTATTATTGGAATTCGAAAAATTCAATCCGGCATATGAATATATTATTATGTCATATAAAATCAAATAAAAATCAATATAAACTGAATCGCATATAATTGTCTATAGTGTTGTTTGGGTTCAAATGAAATTACTCGATGAGACCAAATATGATTTTTCCGATGTTTTGCTTTTGCCAAAACGTACTGAATACAGTTCACGTTCTGAAGTCTGTTTGGAACGCAGTTTTCGATTCAAATATAGCCCACATGTTTGGACTGGCATACCTATCATTGTATCAAACATGGATACTACTGGAACCATTGAAATGGCAAAATCTCTACAGAATTATAAAGTACTCACCTGTCTCCACAAATACTACACTGTCGGTCAAATCCAGACGGCGGTCGATTCTGGTTTGAGTATCGATTTTTTTGCTGTTACAAGTGGTATCCAGCCTGCGGATTTGGAAAATCTGGATAGTATTATACGCGCGATTGGTCCAAAATTCGTGTGTCTTGATGTGGCGAATGGATATATGAGTCGTTTTATTGAAACTTGTGCAGAAGTACGTGCCAAATATCCCGAACTTGTAATTATTGCTGGAAATGTATGTACATCAGAAGGTGTACAAGCATTAGTCGTGGATGGCAAAGTCGATATTGTGAAAATCGGATTAGGCAATGGAAGTTGTTGTACAACCCGAAAACAAACAGGAATCGGAATGCCTCAATTCAGTGCTGTTATGGAATGTTCAGATACCGCACATGGTATGGATGCACATATTATTAGTGATGGTGGTATTCAAGTGATTGGTGATTTCGCAAAAGCATTTGGTGCAGGAGCGGATTTTGTAATGAGTGGTTCTATGTTTGCGGGTCATGAAGAAAGTGGTGGAGACAAGGTCGAAGAGCGTGATTCTAATGGGAAAACAAGTGTGTATAAAATCTTTTATGGAATGAGTTCGGAAACTGCGATGAATAAATATCATGGGGGTGTGGCGAAATATCGTGCGAGTGAAGGGAAAACCGTGAAAGTCGCATATAAAGGAGAGGTTGCGAATACGATTTTAGAAATCATGGGTGGCATTCGTTCATCAATGACATATATTGGGGCGAAAAAAATAAAAGATATTGGAAAATGCGCAACATTTGTGAGAGTCAATCGCCAATTAAATAATTTGTTTGGATAAAATATTATTTGGAGAATTTCCGACATAGAGACATTTCATGTTTGTGAAATTCTAAAAATATTTGGAGAATATGGAAACAAATGATGAATTATTTTGAATATAAGACGGTTGTATGAAATTTGTTTTAGCCGGTTCTTTAATGATTGTCATTATTGTCATTATATCTTTATTAAATTTGTCTAAATCATAGGTAATATTGACAATATCATTATTCAAATGATATGTCCATTTATCTTTCAGTCCATCTTTTAGAATATAGAAACAACAACCAACTCCTGATTTGTCAGTTGCTTTATAAACATACATGTCAGATTTTGAATATACAAATTTTCTTATGTTTTCTGGAATTTTATTAAATTTCGGGTCTGTCATTAAATGACCCATATCATTATATAATCTCACATTGTATATCATTGGAACAATTTATTAAATAATCCAAATTCTTTATATTATTATTTTTATTAGATATCTGATAACATTGGAATAAAGTATTTAGATATATTATAATGAAAAAAACAATAAAATATAAGCGTTTACGAAAGACAAATAAAAAAGGTGGAACAAAAAATAATAAAAAGAACAATAACAAAAAAAACGAATAATAATAATGAAACATCGAACAATAATAACAAAAAAACGAATAATAATAATGAAACATCGAATAATAACAAAAATAAAGATTCTCCATTTACCCCGAAAACTAAAGAAGAATTAATAGAAGCAATTGAAATGTGGTCGAATGATCCTAACAAAGCGTTTGACAAATATGGAACAATTTCAGAATGGAACGTATCGAAAATTACAGATATGTCAAATTTATTTGCACACAAACCTGATTTCGATGAAGACTTGAATAGTTGGGATGTGTCTAATGTTGAAAAAATGAACGGGATGTTTATAGGATGTACATATTTTAATCAACCGTTAGACAATTGGAACGTTTCCAAAGTAAAAACAATGTTTGGCATGTTTTCAGGATGTACAGATTTTAATCAACCATTAAATAACTGGGATGTTTCAAATGTTAAAGATATGTCTGATTTATTTAAAGATTGTGAACATTTTAATCAACCATTAGATAAATGGGATGTTAGCAATGTAATAGAAATGGGTAGTATGTTTGAAAATGCCAAAAGATTCAATCAACCATTATGTTGGAATGTTTCCAAAGTAAAAAACATGAAAAATATGTTATCAGGTGCATATATGAAAGAAATATCAGAAAACGAATTTGTCACAAATGATATTGAACTCATTGAAAAAATATTTTATCCAAAACAAAATATATTTGGCGATGAAAAACGATATAAGAATGTAAAGAAATTAATAGAATCAAATGGGGTAAGTCAAGTATGTCTGAAAAAAAATATTTCGCACGATATAAAAAATACTATTTTTAGTTTCATGTAGACGTATGAAAAATTGAATCTATAAATTTTCAATGGTTGTTTTTTTACCGTGACAATCTCTACAAAGAGCCACTAAATTATCAACATGATTACTACCACCATATTCTAAACGAATTTTGTGGTCGACTTCAAACCATGCCGGCAATTTGCGTCCGCATTCACCACATTTCCAATCTTGTCTCGATGCCACATATTTTTTCTTGGTTTCACTTACACTTCGTTTTGTTTTTTTCACACCATTGGGTCCCAATTGTTCCGACATTGTTTGGACGGGTTGTCCACCCGATGTTAAAATACGTTCTTCACCTCTTTGATACCCACCAGCGCCTAAAATAGGAAAATTACTATAAGCACTATCTCCATAAATATTTTGTTTGGCAGTGAAATCTAGGATAGGACTGATATAACCGGCAGTCTCTCCATCGATAGGCATATATTTCAGATATTCATTGGATTTGGAAAGCATATTCCGTGCTCTATCGGGGAATTTCTTAATCATGACATAAAAAACAATCGCAGCTAAAATAACTCCACCCATTTTATAATATTTTTTATTTGCGAGAGCCATTTTTACCAATTTGCCATCATAATAAATATTGGCAACAATTCCGGCTGTAATAATTAATAAAATAAGTTCAATACGCATCTATTATAGCGATATATTTTCCATGGTTACCAATCGATTCAGAAAACTCGCCAATTCTGGTCGATTATCTAATAAATAATGACTGGTTCCTTGACATTTATTGGATCCACCCATAGCAATCCATTGCAACCATGGAATCTCGATCAATTGATCGGATAATTCCAACACATTACGATCACCCTGTCCTACATTTTCATGCCAACTTGGTAAACGATGTGCTGGAGATTTAACGCCCATAATTTGATGAATTCTTACCATGGTACCATTAAATACAAATCCGAAAAACTCGCCTTCTCTTGCCATATTTTTTGCGGTATCATCCCAACAATATTGTAGTTTTCCTTCATTGACGCGTTGTTTTTGTTCTTGATAATCACGATTACTATTACTTCGAATATTCTTGTTAATTGGCGACAATATCATTTTCGACATTTTTGAAACGTATAATATCTGGTAAATAAAAAACAGATATTATAATTTATTTTCATTCAATTTTAGTAGGGAACCCATGGTTCCCCTACGACCCCTCCTTTATACGACCCCTCCTTTATACGACCCCTCCTTCATTTATTAAGTTCCCTACCCTACTTCTTAGCAACAACTTTCTTGACAACTTTCTTGACAGGTGTGGGGGCAGGGGTTTGGACAGGTTCTTCGACTTGTGCTGGTGCAGGTTCAGGCTCTTCGACAGGAACAACCGGTTCTTCAACAGGCGCAGGAGCGGGGGCAGGTGCTTTTACAACTTTCTTGGTAATAGGCGCAGGAGCAGGTTTAGCGACTTCTTGTTCTTCTTTTTCATCATCTGTATCCGCAACATGAACCGATGTTTGAGCAGGAGCAGGCGTGGGCGCAACATTCGATTTTGATTTGGTCAAAGGTTCAGGAGCAGGAATCGATTCCATATCATATTCATCTTCCAAATTACGTGTTTCAATGGTTTCCTTATCTTCATCGGATAATTGAATCTGGCATTTGCCGAAAATGCTTACAGACTCACGAGGTTTCACAACACATTGAACTAATTTCCAAGTAACACCCCAACCTTTTCCACCAATCCAAATACCACCACATTGAATTACACAAGCAGTGGAACTGAGTTTCGGAACAAAGTGAGCAGGAGTCAATTCCTCATCTTCACAAGGGAAAATCTTGTTACTTTTCACATCATAGATTTCCACATTCCATTTGCCTTCCTTCTCATAGAAAGGAACTTTGGCATTGAAATTAGGAGGTTTCGACAAATCGATTTTCTTGGTAGTCTTATCCTTGGAATACTTGAGGATAGGATTGAAAGTATGTTTCAAAATCGACTTCTCGAGTTTCTCACCCCACCATAATTCACTATTGGTGACCGCATCATTTAGAATTTGGTCCTCAAACGCCTTGAGTTTCTCGAGGAAAGCATCAGTATTGGCATTGGCATAACCTTCTTGAGGGAAGGAAAGAGAGATATTGAATTTTCCATCAGATTGATTGGTTTTTTGGTCAACATAATCGCTAATTCCCCAAGTGGTCATAAGAGGAGTCTTAATATGAAGACTACGACCGGTTTGAGTAGAAAGAATTGAAATTGCCTTTCCGCCATAATCGTTGCAACGAGGAGCCATATAACGAACAGCAGAAGGAGTCCATGAGTTGATATCGAGAACGAAAGATTGCTTAGAGTTAGACATTTTTAAACGCGAGTTGAACCTGAGATACAATAACTATTGTGAGGTCTTTATATGTTTTCCTTAAATTGAAACTCGATTGAATTCAATTTTTGTAGGGTGACCGTTTTATTTATTATAATGCGGTTTTATATAATGAGTTTAATTCAAGGTTCTCAACTTGAGACTGGAAAGTGTTATAAATTTATGAAAGAAAATGATAATTACGACAATCAAAAACTTTATGGCGAAGAACTCGGAAAGTTTTTAAGTAAAGAACCTGTAGGAAACCCCCATGACCCAGATCTTGAATACAAGTTCGAAAAAAAAACGTTTACCGGGTTGTATGAAAATGTTGGAGCATTTAGTGAAATAATTTGTCCCAATGTTGCGAATGACAATAATAATCCCGGTCCAGACCCAACAATTTTGAAGGACATGAATAATGCCGATACCAACTCTGACCGTCGTTCAAGAAAAATCGTTCAAATCGAAAACGAAAAAATAAACATTAAATTCTCACCGCTTATTTAGAAATGTAAAAGGATTTCACTAGTTTGTAACAAGGAACCTATGAATTATATCTCTACAATATATTAGAAATGTATGAACAATTTGATGAATATATAGCCGAAGGTTATTTTCCACGAGAATATTTTTATTATCTTGATAAAAATAAAAATTTTTTAGAGAAAGTTTCAGCCAACCCTAAATTAGTTATGGAACTATCAGTAAGACTATCGGAACCACATATTGGAGTTTCGGATGAGGCTTTTATAATGGGTGTGATTAAAACTATGAAAAACAGAATGCCAAATAACGGAAAATCTGAAGAACAAAAATATTATTACATATTTGATTTGGACGGTTTCAAAATACCGAAAGGATTCCCAACACATCATCGTATGAATAAACAGATTTTTGAGAGTTTAAATACGCATGAACAATATCGCAACGATTTCCAGAATTTACTTAATGATTTTGTTGAAAAATATCCAGATACGCAAAATCAAAACATAATAGATATACAAAATAAAAGCAAATTTGTGGATTATAATTTTTTTAAATTGAGAGACAAAATCTCTCATGTGATTAATTCCAAAAATAAAAAATCAAATACAGTTAAGAATTCAGATTCCCAGTCTCCCAATAATAAAACCATTAAAAATAAAGTCCAAGTTAATAAATATGTTTCAGAATCTCAACCTGTTACAAATACATATAGTGTTTATCCACAAAATCCACAATATTATCCACAAAATCCACAATATTATTCACAAAATCCACAATATTATTCACAAAATCAATATCAATATCGTCCACAATATCAATATCATCCTATGAGTAAATTTAATCAAATGGAAAATGTTTTGCCTCCTGAACCACCTACACACGCATATTCAACCGGTCAATTTAATCAAATGGAAAATGTTTTGCCTCCTGAACCACCTACACACGCATATTCAACCGGTCAATTTAATCAAATGGAAAATGTTTTGCCTCCTGAACCACCTACACACGCATATTCAACCGGTCA